ACGCAATCAACTACTTGCATCAAGTGATTGGACACAGGTGGCAGACGTAGCGTTGACTGTCGAGGATGACATTAAATGGCGCGACTACCGACAAGCACTACGCAATCTACCAGCAGGGTTAAGAACAGCAGATGACGTAACCAATGTTGATTGGCCTGCGGTCTGATGGATTACTAATTTGGCTCTGATTAACGTCGAGAACCTTGGCGAACTTGGAATAGTCAAGGATATCCCGTCTTACCAACTCCCCCAGAATGCCTGGTCAGACGGAAACAATGTTAGAACATTAGACAACGCAATTAAGAAGGTAGACGGATATCAGGAAATTATCTCCTCTTGTCCTGTTACCGCTTACTTTGTTGCCCCTCTGGAAAGTGGATCTAACTATTTCTGGATAGCCGCCGGATTAACCAAAGTTTACGCACATGACGGTTCCTCCTGGTCGAACATAACAAGGCAAACAGCCGGGAGTGACGTAGATTACTCCGCCACTGCTGCTAAGTCATGGACGGCCTGTGTAGTAGGTGGTGTTCTTATCTTGGACAACGGGGTAGATGACCCGCAAGAGTGGCCTTTAACTTCCGGCGCTGCTTCTGCCTCTACCAGACTACAGGATCTCTCTAATTGGCCCGCCTCTACAGAGTGTGAGGTTATGCGATCCTTTAAGACCTTCCTGATAGCTCTGGACGTTACCAAATCCTCCGTAAATTACTCCCGGCTTGTGAAGTGGAGCCATGAGGCGGCAACTCAGGCAACCCCGACCTCTTGGGATGAATCTGACGGCACGAAAAGTACAGGTGAGTATGAATTAGCGTCATCCCCCGGACGAGTAATAGATGGCATTCCGGTAGGGGATAACTTCTTAATCCTCAAGGACGATAGCTGTTACCTCATGTCCTACGTTGGTACACCGTTTATCTTCTCTTTCGATATTATCAGCAGCACTATCGGCTGTCTTGCCAAAAATTGTGCCGCTGAATATGAGGCTGGCGCGTTCTTTATGGGCAACTCCGACCTCTATAGTACAGACGGTAGAACCATCACCCCTTTACTCCCCAACCGCCTAAGAAGGTATCTCACAGACAATCTTTCCGGTACTAACTACAACAGGTGCGTTGTGGTTCCTGATTACACCCGAAAGGAAATGCTGGCCTGTTTCCCGACTACTTCAGCCACATATTGCGATAAAGCAATTATCTGGAATTGGGATACCAACACTTTCACGTTACGCGACCTCCCAGCTATCTCCCATGCGACATACGGGGTAAAGGCTATAGCTTCCGACTACGACTCCAACCTGTTAAATGTTGTTTTTGTAGATCCGGGTAATGCAAAGATATTCCGCGACAATTACGGGAATACAAAGGACGGCACGAATATGACCTCTTTTATCTCCAGAGAGGGGTGGTCTATGAATGGGGAAGGGATAAATGATACTCACGCGGTAAAACAACTCCGGGCCATTTACCCAAAAATGACAGTCTCCGGTTCTGACACTGTTAATTTTTATGTAGCCGCAGTGATGGATGCGGATGACACAATCTCCTGGGGCAGTGCGATTACATTCGAGCCGAATTCGCAAGGGAAAGTACCCTGTAGAGCAACGGGTCGGTATATCGGTGTGAAGATCGAAAGCACGACAGACGTTGATTGGAAACTCCACGGTTTACAACTGGACGTAATTAACAAAGGTATAAGGGGAGGCCAGAGCTACTAATGGCGATGAACGAAGATAAAACCCAACGGTCTATTGTTCGCTACGTTCCCAGCCCGCCCCCGCGTGATCCAGATGCACTTGGGCAATATTTGTACATGGAGTTAAAGAAGATCTCTTACGCAATGGACAATCTGAGCAAAAACAGACATGAGGTTCTGTACGCCTATCCAGAACGGCCCAGAGAGGGTGATGTGATCTATGCAGATGGGGTAAACCTTGATCCGTCTGGTTTTGGAGTTTCTGGACTATTCCATTACAACAGTGCCGGGCAATGGACTTGATACGACCTATGCGTGTGGAGGATGCCAGTGCGGTTCTTGCTCTTGCAAAAGAGATGCACCAAGAGGGCGCTTACGTATTTATTTCTTTTGACAATGAGCAATTTGTCAGAACTTTAGCCGACTGTATGAAAAACGGTTTCGCGTGGGTTGGTGAAGCTGACGGAAAAGTGGTTTCCGGGTTTTTAGCTCATACCTCACCTTACTTTTTTTCCAGAGAGAAGATCGCTTGCGACTACGGGGTATTTACGAATAAGGAACACCGTAAGACGCGACTCGCGTTCAGGCTCCTACAACAGTACATAAAGTGGGCAAAAGAACAGAAAGTAAAGGAAATTATGATTGGCGCAAGCAAAGGATTTGAGAAGACGTATGCAGACCGGCTTGGTAAATTTTTACAGAAAAGACTTGGTTTTGAAGAATCCGGTCACTGGTACAAACTGAGGACATAACTATGTGCGGTGGTGGAAGTACAACCAGAACAGAACCGTGGGATGAACAGAAACCTTACCTTACTAAAGGGTTTGAGGAGGCAGAGGCACTACGGGCGGGAGGCTACCCTTCCTTTTACGGTGGCGATATGGTGGCGGATTTTACCCCGGCTGGAACAGCGGCTCAGACCGGAATTCAAGATTACGTTACCGGAGGTCGCGCATTATCTCAGCAGACGGAAGCAGAAGATTCACTGAAAAGGATGTTATCGGGTGATGTCGATGATTCCAAGTTCAACCCTGTTATGGACGCTATGACTCGTTCTGTTATGGGTAAGTTGACCTCAGATATGCTCCCGCAAGTACAGGAAAACATTACTCAATACATTCCTGGTGGCGGCAGTAGAGGCGATATTGTGACGGCAAATGTCACTACTTCTGCTGCTCAGAAACTTGCAGATGAGGTTTCTAAAAACCGCTACGCAGCGTATCAGGATGCACAACAGTTACAAGCTCAAGCAGGGAATCTGTACCCGTCCATGATGGGAGCGCCAATCTCAGCATACGCTGGACTTGGTGATGTGGGAGAGCAACAGAGGGCGCTTGCTCAAGCCGGGATAGATGCGGATATGCAGAAGTACGATTTCGATGCCTTTGCTGACCGTTCCAATCTTCAGGACTACATGGCTGGAATATCTGGAGATTACGGGTCTAGCGTCCGTAGTCCGGGTCTTATCAGCAAAATATTGGGGGTATAACAATGGGTTTCTGGCTTCCATTGGCGGCGGCTGTTGCTGGTTCTGTTATTGGCGAAGGGTTGAAACAAAACCCCGGCACAGCGGTAGGCGGCGGGGAGAAAAAGAAATATGCAAACCGCTCCCCTATACCTTCCATTATGAATACAGGGCCGATAGGGGCGATACGAGGCGCTTTCACTGCTCCTGACCCAAATAATTTCGCTACGTCCCGGCAATGGGTAGACCCTAACCGATTCGGCGCATGGGGATCTCCCGGTATTCCTGTAACGGGTGGAGGTAGTTACGGAAAGGTGGAAGGCCCAGCCAATCCAGATGCGTTGAAAGCGTTGGAACTGGAACAGAAACTCGCTCCGGCTCAGACCATAGACCAAGAGGCATACCAGGCAAAGGCCGACAAAGTGCAGTTTAATCAGGCTATGGCGAAAATTATGCTGGAAATGGGAATGAGTATGCCTGATGGCAGACCGGCTTCCGTAGGGTCAAACAGAATTCAGCGCCCGCAATACTCCATGTTACGCAAGAAAAGAGGTCTGATATGAGTAAATGGGGTCTGCCTCCTGACTTTCGGATAGGCGGGGGTGGTTTGTTACGCCGACCTGTCCAAGCGCAATCTGTTCAGCCGCGACCTGTCCAACCAGCGTTCCAACCTACGAATGTGATGGATGTGCCTGTGTCCAATATGCCCTCGGCAAGACAGCAGAGGTTAGACAAGTACGCTAACACCCTTACTAATATGTCTCTCTTTGCTACCTTGGCTACCGGGAAATCCGTTAGGGATTACGGCGCAGCTTTCCGCACACAACCCACAGATCAGAAGGACAAGGTAAAGGATAAGGTCTACAGCAATATTGGCGCACTGTTACAGAAAGCGAGAGCCGCTGGTGTAGACCTATCTGACCAACGTAAGGTGTATGAACTTGGAACACAGGCTGGCATTACCGACCCACGGTATATGAAGGTCTTGTTAGATGCCGCAAAGGAATCCAGAGCGCCAGTAAAGGTTGCTCCGAAAACCCGAACCGTAAGCAGAGGCGACCAAACAGTTACCCAAGAAGATAGGGGTGGGGTTTGGACAGATGTAGGAACCGCCCCAAGATGGCAAGAGCGTGAGCGCCGAATGTTCAAAGGCGCAGACGGATACCAGTATTGGGCAGATACCAATGAGCGAGTAAAGCCGGATATCGAAAAAGCTAGCTCGGCAAGGAAGACGATACAAGGAGCAGACGGTTATCATTATTATGTTGATACCGGGGAAAGGGTACTTCCGGGCGTTGTAAAAACATCCAGCGCTACTGGCGATAAAGTGCCGACAAACCTAGCTCATATCTCCTACTTACAGGCTGAACGGCTAAAATTTGCCGGAATGACCGAAGGTACGGACGAGTATGCTTTGGCAGCGCGTAATCTCGCAGAATTGGAGAGAGAGGGGAAAAGTCTACGATGGGGGCCGTCTGCTGGCCCCAGAAAACAGTGGGCCGAAACAACGGCTGATTACTACTACAACACTGATTTAATTAACCGGATGTTTGAGCAACTGGATAATGTCAACGTAACAACAGGTGCATTAGCTTCCGGTTTAGGTGTTGCAGAAGGCATAGCCTCTCAACTTGTGCAAACTGGTGAATTAACTGTTGCAACCATAAAGGGCAAAGCAGCTACACACAGCGACCTCCGCTCGTCTGAGCATTACAACTGGGGGGATGCTTCTGAACAGACCGGCGCGTTTAAGGCAAATATCACTGATTTAGCTTATTCCCTTGCGCGAATGGCAGAAAAAGGTGGCGGTAAGTTGTCAGATGCAGACGTTCAAAAGCAAATAGATCGTATCACTCCCGGCGGGGGAATGAGTAAGTCTCGTATTGCCGCTGCTTTACTTGAAGTTGACCGTGGCCTGTACCGGCGAATAAACAGTCTGCACAGATCGAATATGGAATCTGGTTATCCAGTTGAGAATTTCAAACTGGTGCGGGGTCGGTTACTGGAGGGGAGTAGGAATTTTTTAGACGCTGATGGCGTTGAACGAAAATACAACATCCTTTATTCAACAGACCCGTCAGATCCAGAGAACTCAAAAGTTCGTATGAAATGGTTGGCAGAGTAATGGAACAAATAATACCCACCGATTCTATAACTCCTGGCAATTTTCTTTCGCAAGAAAAAAAGCGCGAAGAAGTAGTACCTACATCATCCATTAGCGATCCTGTCGAGGAACAAGGATCTCCACAAACTGATGTTGAGAAACATAAGCAGTGGTATCAGGTTCTAGGCGGTAACATAGAAAGAACCTATTTGGCTGGTTTTAATGAACAAGTTGCTGATATGTTGCAGACACCAATCTCTGCGGGATTGGAGTTATATCAAATGGGGTTTGGTGGTGACGTAAACCCAAATCTCCCAGGATATGACCCGGATGACCATGTAGGGGGAACCCGCGCTGTTAAGGATTTGTTTGAAGCTGTTGGTATTAACGTCACCCCGGAGGAAGATTCTCTTGGGGCGAGGATCGGGGAAGAAACAGCTATAGGAGCAGCAGCGCTCGTGCCTGTTGGTGCAGCCGCAACCGCGACTAAATATTCTTACGGGTATTTGCAGCCAATCATTTCGTTTGTTGCAAAACGTCCTATCGCTGCTCTTCTTACAGATGTAGGTATTTCTATTCCCGCTGGCACTGGTGGGTACTACGGTGAAAAGGTTGGTGGTGAAACAGGTGAAGCTCTAGGTGTAATCGCAGGGTCTTTAGCCCCGGTTGCTGCTACCCCTGTTATGAGCGCAGCAAAGTTACTAGCGAAAGGTGCGGGAGCCGCATATAGGGGATTAGGCATTGGGAAAGAGGCCAAAGCTAAAAGAGCGGCTGAAATATTCAGAGAACATTTATCTACCGAATCTGCGGGCAAGTTGCGTTCCGGTGACATAGATACTCCCACAGTTGGTAAATATACGACTGCTGAACTTCTTAATGATAAAAGTCTGTTGGAACTGCAATCCTCGGTTGCGGCGCGATCCTCAGATGCCCGTAGTGCTTCCGATTTGTCACGGGTTGGAACTAATCAAGCATTGGCTGAGAAGTTAGCCGAATTACACCCCGGTGAAGTAGGCCCAACTTCTTATGTAAGAGATCGAATAACAAGCGCAGCAAAGGCAGTTCAAAAAAGGATGGAAATTGCTGTTGCTCGCGCACAAGCAAGAATAAACCAGCTTTCCTCTAATTCTCCGATAGACGTAATTGAAAAGATTGCGCGGGAAGAATTTGATGCGGTCTATAAGACAGCACGACAAGGAGAGCGAAGTGTTTGGAGTAAGGTTGGTGACGGAACGTACAAGACTGACACCATTATCCAAAGGGCAAAAGAGATTGTTGACGAAACCCCCAGATTGTCAGGAGAAGGGGGTAAACCCGATGTACCGTTAGCAATTCGGGAAATTGCCGGACAGGATGCGGTCATCCACCCCGAAACAGGGGCAGTAGTAAAAGAGGAAGTAGCAAGCATCCTAAAGGGAGTGGAAACAGAAAAAGAAATACAGGCACTTGTTTCCAGAATTGGGCAAGATGTTCGTATTGCCAGATCCGAAGGGAGACTGAATACTGCCAGAATGTTGGGCGAACTGCGCGATTCTATCTTTCAAAAAATTACGCCCGTGTCTGGTGGTTCGGCAGAACTTGATGCAGCAAGGGCGTATTCCCGGCGTTTGAATGAAGTATTTTACCACGGCCCTTTGGGACAACTACTGCAACAAAACGCAAAGGGTGGCATGAAGGTCGCGCCAGAGTTGACGCTAGAAAGAATGATCGGCGCTGGAACAAAAGGAAAGCTGGGCGCACAAAGTTTGCGTACCGCGGCAGGGGAATATGGCGGGGCTGAAAAGGTTGACGCAATTATTCAAGAATACCTAGTCGCCAAATTTGCAAGCAAAGCCTTTACAGGTGGTGCATTTAATCCAAATGCGGCAAACAGTTTTGTCAACTCCCACAACGCCCTAGAACTGTATCCACAACTACGGGGGCAGATGTTAGATGCGGCAAAGGCAGAAACTCTAGCCCGCTCTGTCTCTAAGTCCAGGCAAGCACTCATAAAGCGGATTGAAAACCAATCTTTAGCGTACAAATTTCTGGAAGGAAGGGAACCCCAAGCGGCTATTAACGCAATTCTGAAGTCTCCTCACCCTATCCGTGATGTAAGGTCGCTGGTAACTCTTGCCAAAAAAGATCCTTCTGGGAATACGATAAAAGGTTTGAGGAGTGCATTTTACGAAATCTTAAACGACAGGTTTGGAAAGACTGTAGGCGGGGAATATCAACTTACGCCGAATAACATGAAACACTTTCTGGATAACTCTACCCACAAAGAGTTGATTAAATCCGTCTTTGGTAAAGACAGCCTTAAACTTCTAAACGAAGTCTTAAAAGGAGCATCGTTCAAGTCTCGTTCCTACGGGGTTAGTCACCCCAAATTAGAAATGAAATCCAGCGCCTTTGAGAAGTTATTGGAAACCGGAGGCACGTTAGGCGCTATCTTTGGTGGGGCGATGTCGAAAGTGGGAATGAACTATGGCGGCAAAGGATTGGTTATGTCTGGAATTGGTCGCAGAGGCGCAAGGGGATTCTTAAACACCGTTGCAAACGCCAGCAGGGAGGATGTTTACCGTATCCTTGAAGAAGCTATAAACGACCCCGCTTTTGCCAGAGAACTAATAAAGCCATTAAACGTCAGCATGAGTCCAAAGGGGCAAATGTCACTACGCAAGTTTGCCATTTTCAATGAATTGTTTGGTGGAACCCCTGATGCGGTATTCGCCTTTTCGGAGGAACTAATGCCATGACTATGAAAAAGATTCTACTAGCCGCCCTGCTGGGCGGTTTTTTTATGTCTGCTCTCGCTGAACCGGAGCCTCGCGTAGTCCAACTCCGCATTGTTTGCACCGAAACTATGGGTGAGATGGCCTCGCTATTGAAGGAAAAATTTTCAGAGCAAATCGTTGCAGTCGGTGAATTCTCACCCGAAGCGATGTTTGCGATTTTTGCCTCGCCGGATCGGTCA